AACCCCGACCCGCCGCCGGTACAGGCGACCCCGTTGATAAAGCATTTCTCGATATTGATCGATCCCCGCCCTCCGGTGAAACCGCCGGTCGGTGCCCCGACAGTTACTGCGCCGGTCAACGGGTCGGTAAGAATGGTTGCAGCCGGGGAATAGGTCGGCGGGGTGCCATCGGCGAGCGCGACTACGCCCCAGCCCGCTCCCCACGCCAAAAGTAAAACGGCAAACAATTTTGCCGTGTTAGCCGCCGCCTCTTTCAGTGACCACATTTAGAACCCCCTACGGTGAAGCGAGATAAACAAGCCATGCGGCTAGCGGTACGGGGTGCCCCAGGTAAATCAGGTACGCGGTCACGAGAATAACCAACAGCCCGAGCGCGACCATCAACGGCCAATTCGGCTGTAAAATATCCTCCAGCGCCTTGTACCAAGAGGGCATGATGTCACCCCATGCCCCCCGCGACCCATCGGGAGAAGGCGTCTAGCCCCGGCTGCATGTCTGCCAGCTTGCCGGTAACCGGCCCCGCTGAATATCCAGCGACGATCAGCGTCGTGTGCAGCGCCCGCATCTGCGCTTGCAGAACATCGAACGTTTGCAGCGGCCCGTTGGGCACATGCCCCGGCGGCGAGGTCGCTGCGCCGGCCCCTCGGAAATAACCGAGCGCCCGCTTTGCATACTGCAACCGTCCATCGAACCTCGGGAGATTGCTGCCGGTAGTGCCGGCCGGCCGCTCATAGGTCTGCCCGACACTCCACGTTGCGGCGTCGATAGTGTCGCACTTCCGGAGCGCGTCGATTGTAGCAGCGTAATCGCCCGACAATTCGACAACCGTGTAACCGAAATCGGCCGGGTCGCTGTCCGGGTCGAGCCCGAATTTCGCACACCATGCTTCGTAAGAGCGGCGGCGCGGCCCGGTCCATTGTGGCCAGCCGATCCCGCCGAGTTCTGCCGGTTGCCCCCGCTCATGGAATGTCGCAAGCCCCTCACTCTCAAAACCGAAATTCCCGACGAGCCCCGCGGCCTGGAAATCCTGCAACCCGTAAGTCGCCATGTAGCGCCCGACAAGCCAGCCGCCGCGTTCTTCAAACGTATGGGTCTTATCGGGCATATCAAACGTTGGCATGAAGCACCCCCATTATTCGTTGCCACGCGCGGTTAAACCGGCGGCGCAGCCGCATTGACCGTTCACCTATCGAGTACCGTTTATGATGCCGGCGGCACATCGTCTTTTTTCTCGAAACTCAACCGGGTTTCCAAGCGAATAATGCGCCCGTCCAAGCGATGCAAACATTCGTGCAAACGTTCGTACCGGCGGATATTCGCCCCGTGCAGCGTCAGCATCAATCCGCCGAGCGAGACGACAATGGGGACGATGATCGTCCCCAATGCCGTAATCCATGAGGGATCGGCGGTCATTTGTCCGCCCCGCCATCGCTGCCGCCGGGAGGCTGTAACCATCCGGCCAACAGCGCCAACACCCCCGTTATGGCGCTCCCCTCGTCGCCGGAAATGGGAAACCCGCGCCGGCCGGCTTCAGCTATAATGATCGTGGTCATATAGGCCGCGAGCGCTGCCGCCTGTAACCGGGGGTGCAGGTTTCCCATAGTCCGAGCGCCTCCGGTTACGCCGCTGGCGGGTTTGGGGCGGGAGTTTCCGCCGGGGGCAGCGGTTGCGCGGTAATCTCGGGCGCTGCCGTATCGAGCCCGAGCGTGCCGGACAGCACGGTTCCGCCGCCGCTGCCCCCGAGCACGATATTTACGTTGAGGGTAAACGGTTTCAACGCGCCCGCGGGATCGCTGATAACAATGGCGATATTGGGCTCGGACTGTTTGAGGGGGGTCACGACAACCGCGACCCCGCCATCGGCCATTACGCCCTGTTCCGCCTTGCACGCGGCGGCCCCGCTCGCTGCGGTAACCTCTACCTTGAGCATGAAATTCGACGGCACGGGCTCGCTTGTGCCGTCATCCTTGGTGACCGTTACGCGGTAGCGCACAATCGTTGCGCTGTCGATATCGGGCATGGTTCCTTACTCCCGTGGTTTGAGGAAATCGGCGGCAGCTTGAAGCTCCCGCCGGGTCGGCTTGGTCTTGGGAATATAGCGCGTCTGGCGGCGGTTACCATGCCGGCGAAGATCTAGCTTTCCAAGCTGTGTCACTGTCTCGGCCGCGGTCTGCGGCCGGGATCGCTCCGGCAGTTTCCAAGCGCTCATAACCCCCGCGATCCCTTCCCGATTGCCGGCAGCAGTGTATTGTGCCGGACAAGTGCGGCGGCGGCAAGTGCGATCAGGACAAGCCCTAGAACAATTACCGCCGCGCGTTGGGAAAACGTAACAATATCGGTCCACAAATTCGGGATCAACTTCGATTGAGCGGCCTGATTTGCTGCAATCGAAGTCGGCGTGTCGCCGAGGTTTTGAAAAGTACCCGTTCCACTTACGTCTTGCGTACCCAGCGCCCCGCTCGATAGGTCCGGGGATACTGACAACCCCGTGCCCTGGCTTGCGGTGCCACCGGGGATCAGGTTGCCGACACTGAGATTGCCGAGGTCGATATTGGGGAAATCCGCGTTTGTCGAGGCCGGTGCCCCCGCCGCCCCTGGCGTCAACCCGCTCGAAAACCCCGAGCCATCCGGCGCGGAAACAAACCCCGGCGTGCTGGTGTCGGGGCTGGGGATTGTCAGATCGCCCCCCACCGGCCCCGAGCCGGCGAGCGCGGCCAGCGTGTTGTCGCCATGCGCCACGCCAAAATTCGCAATGTCGCCCGCGGTGACCGCACTCCCCGGCCCGAGCGCCGGGTTGTTGTCGAACACGGAAAGGTGCGGCCAGGATTGCCCCGCGCCCCAATTCGCGGCCCCGCCGCTGTTGTTAAACAGATCAGCCGCGACGATTGCCTGTTCTGTCGGAGTTGCGGATAGCGCGGTCGGCGCGGAAATCCCGAGCCCTGGCGCGAGCTTGTTCCAGTTCCCCTTTAGTATCTGGAAATAGCCGCTCGCCCCCGACCCTTGCGCATTGGGAACATTCCGGTTGCCGCTATCCTGCGCAAGAATATCGAGAACGGACATAATTACGCTACGCGCACGCCCCCGAAATAGACCGCGCCGGGAACGGGGTTTGCAACCGGCGGAGGCGGGTTCCCTGAGCCGCCGCCGGATACCCCGGCATTGCCCGAGAACGCTACGGGGATCGCGCCGGGGATCGTTGCGTATTTTGCAAACTCAGCCGAGGGGTACGCCGCGGCGGATACGCTGCCGGTTGGTAGCGCTTGCACATACGCCATATAGGCGGACGTGTCCGCAAACAGCTTAGCGACATTGTTCGCAGTTGCTTCGTGCAGCGTGCCCAACGCAACCGCGGCGTCAGTCTGCGCCTTCCCCAGCGTCAGAGCGGCATCGGTGGCGTTGTTGATCGATCCCACCTGGGCCAGCCCCAGCTTTTCGGATGTGGATATCCCTGCCAGCCCCAAATCGCGCTGTGCTGCAATCGCCGCAGTATCGACGCCCTGTTGCCCCGTCGCAACCGTAACCGCCGCCGCCGTCGCTGCATTGGTAACCGCCTCCTGCGCCGCGGTCTGCTGATTGGTAACATCGGCCCCCGTGGTCAACGCGGTACGCTGCACCCCCGCTTGCAGCTCGGCCATCGATTGCGCTGCGCCGGCCTGCACGCTTGCGGCTTGCGCGGCGTAATAGGCCGAATAATCCGGCCCTGCGCTGGCTGTCGAGGCCGGCTTTTTGAGGTAGTAATAAAGGATGATCGCGCCGACGACAAAAACAATCCCGCCGGTTGCGTAGGGGTGTTTCTTAACCCAAGCGCCAACATCGTGCAAGGTCATCACGCACCATTCTGTTGCTGGTACTCAAGTAATGCTTGCAGCACCTTGGGGTCATATAGCTGCCCGAGTTCCGGTTGTGCCCCACCGTTGATGGTCTGCTGCGCGAAGAAAATCGCGCCGTTGGCTTGGCTCCCGGTCATCATCGAAAACGGTTGCGACGCGGGCCGACAAGCGACGATGTTGTTGCCAATCGGGTTACTGGTGAGCTTCCCGAACTCGTACCCGTAAGCGCCCGAGCCGGCATCCCATGGGGGCAGCAACCGCAAATGCTGCCCGCCAAACGGAACCGGATGCTCGAATACGGGCCGCATTTCCGCGGGCGCGAGCGGCGCGGGACGGTTGCTGGCATCGCTGCGGGTGACAGCGAACCACGAACGCACGGTGCCGCCGGGGCAACCGTGCGCGGTGCGGGTGCGGCTGGAAAAGATCATCCGATTGCGCCCCCGTACAGCGACGATCCGCCCATCCCAAACCCAGCGAACGGCGACGAATTGGGATAGCTCAAATCGATGCGGTACGTCGCCCCGGTGACCGGGCTTTCGGCGACCCCGAGCGCATTGGAAAACGCGCTGCCGCCGGCCTGGATAACCGCCGGGGTCTGTGCTTTTTTGCTGACCAGCACGGCGATAATCGCGAGCCCGACGATTGCCGTCGCAATGGTGACAACCGCTTCGACGATTTTCTCAGGCATCAAATTCCCCTATCCAAGCGTGCCGTTGCCGATATTGCCCGACGATGTTGCAACCGGCGAAACAGCGGCGTTGATGATCCCCGAAAACGCGGTGCCGGTGGCCGCAATCACGGTGGAGGTTTGCGATTTCTGCCCGACCAGCACCGCGATAATCGCGAGCCCGATGATTGCCGCGAGGATCGATGCGATTGCCGGGACAAACTCATTAACGATCATTTCGTTGCCCCTCCGGTTACGGCCCCGGTAATCGATCCCACAATGCCCCCGCCGGCCCCGCCGGAACCGCCGGATAGCTGCACCGGGAACGGATCGGTAAGCGGTGCCGGCATCGAGCTTGACGCCTGGGGCGGTTGCGCAGCGGCTGGCGATTTTATCGCGTCAATGATCCGCTGATAATTCTTGAAGAAGATTACCAGCACAACAAGCCCGAACAACATCCGAGCCGGCTTCTTGATCGGTTCGTAGTACCCGATCCCGCCGATTACGACGATTGCCGCCGCCCATTTAGCGAACCCCGGAACGTCCGCCGACACCTGTTGAAACAGCGCAATCTCGGTGTTCTGGTAGGCGACGACTACCAGCAAAACCCCGAGCGCGATGAAAATGAGCGGCATCGGTTCAGAATATCGGGCCGAGCCCGATACCCTTTAGGACGTTGTTCAGCCCGTTGCCGATGGCTTGCCCAATCGTGCCAGGGTTTGTGCCGCTGCCCGGTGGCCCCGAGGCCGGGGCAGCGGCAGCGCTGCCGCCCCCGGTCACAAAACCGAGGTACTTCGGCCATGTGCCGACGATCATCGTGTAAAGCACGAAGCCGAGCAACAATGCCCCGACAATGAGCGTCGATTGCGACACGGGCCGGATCGATACTTAGCGCAGCCCGACCATCTGCCCCAGCGCCGGATAATAGCGCCCGAGGACATAGCCGGCTGCGATCAGGACGACAACCCAAATAAGCTGGTGCGCTTGCATCGTGTTCCCCTTAATCGATCAGGTGCGCGAGGATGCGCGACCAAAGGATGATCGCGGCCATTACAACCCCGACCAGTAATGCAACCTGTACCGGGTTAAGCGCCGAGGTAAACGGCGTTTTCAGCCAGTCATCGGTTGCGGTGATAGCGCTCGCGATCATCGGAAACCTCCCGCGCGTTGTACCCGCTGTCGCGCCCCAGCGCCCCCGCGATTGTCTCTTACGAGCCGCCGCCGCTGGGCAGCGAGCCGCCCTGCTGGATCAGCCCAATAATCCCCATGGCTTCCCAGCCCAACAGGAAAACGGAAGTCGAGCCGACAACGGACGAAGGGTTGAACACGAATTGCATATTGCCGTACTGCGCCGTGTCGATGGGCCGGTGCCGGAAATCGAAGTAATACATACCCTTTGGGAAGTCATCCCCGAGGGCGTTCCGGCCGAACAGCGCCGCGGTGAACGGATCGACACGAATGATGTTCGTGAAGTTTGCCGAAATGATCGCAAGCGAGCCAATATCGCTGCCGATATTCAGCGTGCCGGCGTTGTCGTAGATCGCGCACAGCGATTGATACTGGCGCGAGTTGACAAACGAAATCGCGTTGTCTTGGTTCGCGACCGGCAACCCCGACGCGGTGTTGTTCAAGAGGTACGCGGTGCCGATGTCAATCGGCGGCAGGATCGGCACCCCGTTGTTGCGCGGCAACTGGTCGAGGTAGTTCTGGTAAACCTGACAGGTGACCCCCGACAGAACAGGAACGTTCGCGCTTGCGCTCTGGTAAACCGCGAGCGTGGCATCCGAGCCCGTGGGCACAAACATATTGGGGTTCAGCGTAATCAAAACCTGCATTTGCTGGCCGGTAGTGTCGGCATACACGGCCCCGCGCAAATCCATGTCGGAATACGCGAACGGGATTTCGAGCATGAAATCGACCGCCGCCGCGGTGGCGCTGCCGGCGATGGTCGCCGGCGCGGCCATAACCCCGGTGAAATTATTGCCGTACCCGTTGGGGCTGTCGTTGGTCATCGCCGCGGCGAACGGCCGGCGGCGCTTGGCGCTGGCAACCGCGGTCAGGTGCCATCCCGTTGTGTTGATCCGTTGGTTGTTCCCGAGGTCGGTAAAAATGACGTTGGAAACAAAATTCGCGAGCCCCAGCGAAGTGCGCACAACGTTGTCGCCGGCCGCGCCGGCTGTGGTCACCGTGGCGTGCAACTTGACGATCAACCGTTTGACGAGCCCGACATTACGAATTGGGATCGTAATCACGGTGCCGGGGGCAACCCCGGATGGCAAAATCGGGTTGAGCGCTTGCCACATATCGACCGCGGGAGGCAATCCGCTGCCCCCTCGGGTGATAAGCTGCCGCGCAAAAAGGTTGTACTGCTGCGGCGACATTTGACCGGCGGGAGCGGTAGGCGGCATCAGATTTCCCCTTGTGAGTACGGCATGAGCGCCGTTATCGCGAACGCGGCGATGGCGAGCATTAGCCAGACCAAAATCCAGTTGATCGGGTTGAGCGCCAAATCGAGGTTAATGAGGCGCGGCATCACATGCCGTACCCTTGCGCCGCAGCCGGCGAGGTTGCAACAGGTGCCGAGCCCATCGCCGCGCGTTTGTGAATGACGCTGGCGACCAGCGCCATAACGAAGTACCCGGCGGCGGCCATGAGAACTACCGTTATCCAGTTCTCAATGGTCCAAGATAGGTAAACTCTATCCAATTTTTCCCCCTTAGTACCAAAACGGACGCGGTGCCCGGTCGATTATTCGCTCGATAAGCTGCGCCGGGGGCGGCACAGGTGTCAATAGTGTTA